AGAATCAACCTCCCGGCGGCCACGAGAGCAACTGGCTGCCGAGTCCGCCGAGCGGTCTCTTTCGCATCAACTACCGGATCTACCTGCCGGCGAAAGAGGCGCAGGATCCGGCGACCTTAGGCAAATATCTTCCACCCATCAAGAAAGCCGGTTGAGTTCGCGGGTTGAGCCGGCGAAAGCAACGGACCGCAGTGCATCGGACGATCGCATGGGTACCCGGGCGCGTAGCCGGTCTCTGCTGGTACCCGTTCGTCGCGATCTCCAATGTCCCCTTTACGTCGACTCCGGCCGTTAGTGGCGCAGGGGCTAAGCGCCCTCCACTGCGGTGGGTCCCGTGCGGGGAAACGCGTTGTGAAGAAGGCGCCTGCAAAGAAGATCGCCCAGAAGGGTGCGCCAGCTAAGACCCGCGCTGCGGCCAAGAGCGGAAAGGCGCGGGCGAAGAAAGAAGGCTAAGCTCTGCTCGGCTTTGGCCCAGCCGAGGCGTGGTGTCGGAAGGCGCCTCCTACCTCGCTAACATTGACGCAATCGATTTCGCAGCGCCGATCCGGCGCACCGCGCCGCCTTCCGCTTGAACGTGGGGCGTCGCAGCTTCGAGTTCGGCGCGAAGCTTTGCCCAGCCTTGGTCGCTGATCCAATTGACGCCGTACTTGATGGCTGCAGCGCTCGCGTACAGGAAACAATCATGCATTTCGTTGGCCTGCCGGTCGGGTTTCTCCCAACGATACGCAGTCACGCCCATGCGCTTGTAGGGGACGCGCCGCTCGCAAACGAGCTCCTCGAAATAGCTGTCGGGCAGACCACGCGGGAAGGCGATGAAGCCCTTCTCCTCAGAGTTGTCCTTGGCCAGATCGCGGTACAGGCTCAGCTTGAATTGATAGACGCCGATGTTGAAAAACCGCCGACTGTAGCGAAGGAGCGTGCCGCGCTTTGCGTCGCGTTCGCGCTGCACCTTGGCGAGGCGCGGGACCGCGTCGCCGGGGACACCGCGCACGGCGATGAGCCGCGCGGGTGAGTGGCGGCGGCAATAGTCGAGCACGTCGTCCGTGCTGTAGCCCGCATCGATCGCCGCCAGCGAAATGCCGATCTCCCTGCCGCGGAAGTTCCGCCACTTGCGCGCGAGAAGCAGGTCGAGATTGCGCTGGCAGTCGGGCTCGCTGATGTGCTTGCCGATCGTGCCGCAGTCGATCACGAAGCGGCGATAGTGCTCGCCGTGGCCGAGCAGCGTCCATTCGACGCGGTCCAGCTGGCAATCGATCCCGAGCGTAAGGATCAACGCGCCCTGCGGCACGCTGCCGCGTTCGTAATGGCTCTTGGCCGCGCGCGCCGCAAGCTCCTCGGGCGGCCGGCCTTCGTTCTTGGCCTCGAAAGGCTTGCCGAGAGTGTCGTTCCAGAACGTCTTTTCGCTGGCGGGGTCGCCCTTGGCCTTCAGCCATTCGCGCGCGATCTGCGGCCAAGTTTGGAGGTAGCTGTACGCGCTCCAGATCCAAAACGAGCGATGCTCTTTGGCGGCTGCAGGGTTATGGGCGTGCCACTCAAAGGTGGCGAGCAGTCTCGGTCGATCGCTCTCTTCGATGGCACAGCCGCAAGCAACGCAAGTGAAGTGCGCTTCATCAGCCTTGGCCGGGTCGAGGTTGGCGAGGAAGTTCTCCCATTCGAGGATCTGGTGCACTCCACAATGGGGACACGCGCAATAAGGATGCTCCTGGCTTCCGTCCAGGAAGTTCCGCGTGACGCGGCAACCGGGCATCACCAGCGGCGTGGATATTTTGAAAATCTTGGCGTCGGCAATCGCCCGCGACCGACTATCCGCCATCAGCTCGGGGTCCCCCATTGCGTTGACTTCGTACTTGCTGACATCGTCCTGGACCTGGGCGTCAATCGTGATTTGGCTCAAACTGGCGGGGGAATTCGCGCCGGTGATCAAGAGGCGGGCCAGGCCGTCCTTGCGTTCCCGGTACAAGATCGAGGCCAACTGATCGTTGGCGCGCTGGGGGAAAAGCTCGCGCACGATCGGCGTCGAGCGGATCATCGGCGAGAATTTCATCTTCGACCAACGAACCGCGTTATCCTGCGTCGGATGGACGCAGAGAAACGAGCCGCGCGAGGTCGCCATCAGAGCAAGCAGGAAAATGTTGGCCAAGCTGGTTTTGCCGACCTGCGCGCTCGCCGACATCGTGACGAAACGGCAAGGGTCCGTGGGCGAGAGCGCGCGCAAAACTTCGTCGAAAAACGGGAACAATGTCCGGCTGTAGGGACCCCGAAAAGGCCCGTCGTCGAACACGATATTTCGTTCGGCCCACTCCAGCAGATCGAGAGCGGGTGGCGGCTCTAGCGCGGCCGCGACAGTCTCAATGACGAGGCGCTCAGGATTCGCCAACAGCATCGTCGGCGCCTTCGTCGATTAATGGCGCGAGGGCGAGCGCCTCCTCGCCTTGCGCCTTGGCCGCCTGAGCGCGGACCTCGCGCCAGGTCGAGCGCATCGCGCGCAAGACGTCGCGAGGGGTTTGCGCGCGGCTCGCGACGATAGCGTTGGCGATCGGCATGAACGACGCCTCGAACGTCGACAGCATGCGCGCCGCGACAACGCCAAATTGCTGGCGTGCGTCCGCCGCCTTGACGTAAACGCCGGCCCGTAAGGCCGCCTCCTCCGCGGCGCGCTGGTTAAGGCGGCGAAGCTGCGCCAGCCGTTCAGCCTTGATGTCGTCCTCGATAGCCGCTGCACCAGCGCCGTCGAGCCTGGCCCGGCCGTTGGCGATGCGCTGAGTGATGTCGAGTCGGGCCTTGAGCTGCGCCTGAGCCACCGCAACGTTGATCCTCGCATGGCGGCCGACGCCGATGATGGCCTCCCCGCTAATCCGGCCCTCGGCCAAATACTGGCTCAGCCGAGCGGGGGTTACGCCGATGAGCTCGGCGAAGCTCTGTTTAGAAACGACATCGTTCATATTGCGCAACTTAAGGCTTCGGATTCCTGGTTCAACTGGCGGCAACCCGGTCTCGCGCGGCCCTCCCGCGCCAGCTGGTTGCGAGTAAGTACCTTAACGGTCGCGCTAAATATGTCCTTCCCGCGTGTGCGTGGCCGGCTGGGCGGGCGAGGCTGTTGAGCTGGTCTGGCGCATTCCTCGGCGGTGCTCGCGCTCATGGTTGCGAGTCCCCATTGATGACCTCGGCGACCGTGCCCTCGGAACTCATCGCCGGCCAACGCCCTGCGGATTATTTGCGTAGAAAATCCCCTTGAAGACGTCGGTGATGCGTCGGCGGCCGGCGTCGGCGGCGGCATGCCCCTGGGCAAAGAGTTGTCGAACGAGGGACTGCCGCATCTCACAGGAGCGAGCGAAAGTCTGTGGCTTCCTTCATTTTGCCTTCTCTCCTTCCCGCGCCGGGATGGCGCTCAGTTTAGGTGGTCGGCTTTCTGGCGACGCATGGGTTTCATGGGTTTCATGGGACCGTTCCAGCGCTACCTACGTAAGACTCACTTCTCTGCATCTTCCATGCGTAGCTATAAAAAAGACCCATGAAACCCATATAACCCCTAGGGCCCTTTGAGAGCCCAGACTGCGACCCCAAGCCGCGAGCCCATCCTTACGAACCGCAGACCATCAACGATTTTGCCCTGCTGCGATTGGAGCCAGTTGCCGAGTGCGCGGCCATTCAACGCGCCTGACCTGCCGGCGACCGCCATCAGCGCGTCGCGAAAGTCGGCGTTGGCGAGCTCGCCGTCCGGATGCGTCTCGGTCGCTTGCCTGATGACCTCGGCGACCGTGACGCTCTGAATTGTGCCTATGGCCGAGCACCACTGACCCATCACGGCGCGGACCGCCTCGAGGACCGGGTCCGCCTTGCGCAGTTCGTTCATCGATTCGGCCGGGTCGGCGGCGCCAAGCCACATGAGCGCGCCCCGGACAAGGTCCGACCATGCCTCAAACGAGCCGAGCGGGTCGGGCTTTTTGGGTCGCCCAGCGACATGAAAAGCTCGCAGGATGGTCAGCACCGCAACCACAAAGTCGGCGCGCCTCGTCCTTGCTGTGACAACCGGATCGCTCTTGAAGACACGGTTTTCAGGTTGCTCGACTTGCGCGTCGATCTTGCACAGCATCGTCCGCCGGGTGAGATCGCCCTTGATCACTAAATTGTTCCCATTTGCCGCGACGAATGCGCCGGTGGATATTGAGGGCGCTTTGCTCAAGCCCAGAATGCGCGGGCTGACTCGTTCTTGGGTAAGCATCGAGCTTATCAGATCGCCGCTGAGCGGTTGCGTGCAATTATCGAGCGCGATGAAAGGCTCGCCCGCCATCAGCTTTGAGGCGAGGCGCTTCTCCATCTCGTCATCGTTCCCGCCGCGCCCCAAGGGCGCGGACTTGTGGCCGGTCGCAATCACGCAGGCGATGTCGATGAGCTTGCCCTTCCCCGTCCCGGCGCTCGGCGCGGTGAAGGCATGCAATGGAGCAGTCGGCAAGGACCGCCGGACGCACGCGGTCAGGATGGCGGACAAGGCTACCGATAGATCGTGCGGCTTCTCAAAGGGGAAGTCTTTGATCAGGTCGCAGAGCAACGCAAAGGCCTTCGCGGCGTCGTCGAGCGTTGGGCGTTTGGGGATCGCCGGAAACACAACCCTGCCAGGATCGAAGAGCAGCCCGGTCGCGGCGTCATATCCGGGCGCGCTCAGAACCGATCCGTCGGCGCGCATGGTCGGCGCGGTGATGACGCCGTGCAGGGTCGGAAAGCGCAGCTTGCCGAGTCCATGCTGCTGCAGCGCCTTGACGATCAGGATCGGCGGGTCGGCGACGACCCAACCCCTGACGCGCTTGTCGAACCTCTTGAAATCTGCGGCGGCGGCCATGTCTACAAGGAGCGCGTGTTCGCCGCGTTCGAGAATTTGAATCGTCACGGTGTCTTCGCCCCTGGACGTTTTTGCAGGCGTGTAGGCGACGAAAACAATCTGATTGTCTCGCTGGTAGAGCCCACGGCTCGCCTTGATCAAAGCGGCCTCGGCTTCGTCAACGATGCGCTCGATTTGCCCAGCGGCGAGCCGAATGATCGGCCGCGAATCATTGGCGGGCCCGGCGGCCCGCGCGTCTTTCGGTAGCTCGGCCGTCGGAAGCCGATGCACGTTCAGCTGCGCGAGCTTCTCCTCCGGGCTCATGAGGCGCCGCCTTTCAGGCAGTCATTGAGATCGCCCGGCGCATCGGACCGTATGAGGTTCACTTCCTTGCCCGCGGCGAGCCATTGCGCTTCGACCTGCCGGGCCGCCTTCTCGCCCGCGCCATTGACGTCATGGTCGACGACGATGCTCAACGCCTCGACGCCGGCGAGCACAGGGAAGGTCGACATGAGGCCGGTCGAGCCCGTCGACCACATGGGCCGCAGACCAATTGACATCGCGCTCAATGCGGTTTCGATGCCTTCGGCCAGAAAGAGGCCGCCGAGCACTTCGTCATCGGGCGACAGGCGAACGATGCCGGACGGCGAGCCGAGCGTCTTGGCCTTGCCGACTTTCGTTCCGTCGGATCCGAGATAGGTCCGCGAGATTGCGCCCGTCGGCGTCGCCGTCGTGGGGTCGGTCATGGTCGCGACGATGCAGCCGAGCTTGCGCCCGTGAAGCGGATGGGGAGGATCCCCACGCCGGGGATATTCGGGCTCGTTGAAATAGACCGCGGGGTGCCAGCCGATCGCATCGGTCCGGTCGAGCACGTCCTCGATCGCGGCGACATCGATGTTGCGAACGTCGCGCAGATAGGTCTCGCCGGGCGAGCCCGCGAGCGGGCGCATGTCCGCCACGATCTTGGCCGCGATCGCGAGAGCCTCAGGGGCGGCCTTAGGCGCGGCCCGGTGTAGGTATGGCGCGCCAGTCGTCGACCGGCGCGGGCGGGCTTCTGTGACGCGCCCTGATAGCCGTTCGACCGCTTCCGAGAACGAGCAGCCGTCGAGGTGACGAGGGCGATGACGTCGCCTCTGGCGCCGCAGCCGCGACAGTTGAAAAGCTGCTCGCGCGTGTTGACGGCGAAGCGATCGGTCCCGCCGCAGGCGAGGCAGGCCCCGGCCCATTCGATCGAAGAGACGCGCTTCAAGATGGCGCCGCGCTGTTGCGCGACGGCGAGGATGTCCGCTTCGCGGGCGATCTCGACAAGCTCTGGCGGGAGGCTCACGAGTCGCCCTCCCGGTCGCCGATGAGATCGATCGCCGCGACGGCGCATATGTGCGCCTGTTCGATCCGCACGGCCGCCGTCCCGCTCATGGCTTTGCCCGCCTGCGGACAAGCTCCGCGACTGCTTCCTCCCACGGCGCTTCGGGATGCTCGGCGAGATAGGCGCGCACGCGCTCCACGAGATCGGCCGGCGCGGCGATCTCTTCCTCCGACATCGTCGCCAAGGCTGCGTCTACTATCCGCCTGGCGCGCTCGCCCCGCTCGAACAGGCGGTACACGTCCGCGAGTTGGCGAGCGGAAGGAATGACTTTGCTCACGCGATGTTCGGCGAGCTTCGCCTCCAAGAAGTCGAGGAACTGCAGAGAGGTCATGGCGTTCAATTCGACCCGCTGACCGATGTCTAGGCGTGGTCCGGTCAGG